ACGTATAAAAATGTAGAATTATTTGTTAATGAATATAACAAAAGGATTGCATTAACAGATATTGAACTTACGGATCCTTTTTTTCAAAATCTTGAATGGATATGGTAAAAACGTTATATATTGATAAAGTAGAATTTAATGAATCATGTAAAATATTTGAATTTCATTTTCAAGAATTTACTGATTTCAAACACAATTTGGAAAATTATATTTACGTAAAGTTTATATCTTTTTGGCATAATCGTATTTATGATCACCCAGAAGCATATTGTTTAATAGATGCTTTACCAAAGGACAAACTTTATTATAATAAAAGTAATGGGAGATTCTTTTATGTAGAAACTGACAATGTTAAAAAACTTAGAGATATTTTTGCTAACTTTCGAATGTCTCGTAATTCGTATACTTTAATTCCTTATACATATAATTCCTCAGATCAAAAATATAATTTTCGACAAATTTGCTCAAACAAGTTAAAAACAAATCGAAACAAGTTTCCTTATTCTTTTGGTATAGAGTTTGAAACTTCTAAAGGTATAATTCCAGAGTATGAATGTTTTAAGTTAGGTTTAATTCCTTTGCGTGATGGCTCTATTGGTGGTTATGAATATGCTACAATTCCAATGACTGTGGCTAATTTAGACTTACTTAAGTTGCAATTACAATCATTAAAACAATACACTACATTTGATAGTAATTGTTCGATGCATATACACTTTGGTAATTACCCACAAGATGCAAAATATCTATATATACTCTATCGGGTTTTCTATTCAATTCAATCACAAATTGAAAGTGTAATGCCAAAGTATACATTTCATACAGAATTGTATAAAACAAACTTTAAATCTTATTGTAGACCATTAGATTATTTTTCAAACTTTAGAAGTTGGTGTGAATATTTGCATTGTGAACCAATTACCAAAGAAGAATGTTTTGATTTGACAAAACCGCATCCTTATGATACTTCAAGTACATCTAAATGGCGAATTCCAACTAGATATGAAGCTTTGAATTTTATTAACGCGTTATATTTTAATAATGCTAAAACTGTTGAATTTCGATTTCTTAAACCATCTTATAATTTTAACTATATAATTGATTGGATTTGTCTCTTTACTTTTATTTTACAATACGCTGAAAAGAAGTATAACTTATATAAAGATGCCGCTGATCCTACAGCTATAGAAAATATTACTTGTACAATCGAAGATGTATTTATGAATAACGAATATCCAGTTAAAATGCAATCTAATTTCTTTTCATTTATGGAAACTTTGGCTTGTATGACAAGGTTTCAAGCTAGTTTGAATGATCATATTGGATTGTTTTCTTGGTGTCATGATAACTTTTTCAAAACAAATATTATGGGTTATGAGTAAAAAAGTACGTAATGCAACACCAGTAACACACGATGGTATAAATTTCAAATCAAATCTAGAAGGATATTGTTATTTGTATTTTAAAAAACGTAAAATTAATTTAAAATACGAAGAGTGTGTTCTTCCAGTAATTGGTGGTTTTACAAGTAGCTTGAAAGCGTATATACCAGAAAGAAAATCCAAAAATAGAAAATCTCCATTGTTATTGAGAGAGATGCGTTCAAAAATATTACCAATTACCTATACACCAGATTTTACATATCGTTATAAAAACAAATTGTTTATAATTGAGTGTAAGGGTAAACCAAATGATGTATATCCTTACAAACGAAAGTTATTTTTTAGATATCTCACACAGATACAAAAAAATAAAGGAGGTGATTTTTATTTTTTTGAACCACACAATCAAAAACAAATAGAGCAAACTTTTGAAATAATCACAAAAATAATCAACAATGAAAGTATATGAATTTTTAAAATCATGCCAATGTGATGCTGAAAGATTAAGTGAATATTATCTTTCAAAACGAATTGGACATTCGAAACTTGTAAACTTTGAAACATTTGGACCATCTACACTAAAAGAAGATTACGACGTAGAAAAAACACCAGCTATGGTTTTTGGTTCATTAGTAGATACACTGTTAACGAATCCGTATAGCTTTGAAACTACTTATTATGTACCAAAATCAGATATAAAATTATCTAATAGTGAAAAAACTTTCTACCAGTATTTGCGAAAATACAACGTAATGTCTATTTCAAATATTTCAGATGAAGAACTATTGCCAATGTTAGATAGATCTTCATTTTACACAAGTCTTTTAGCAAAAACTAGAATTAAAAAGATTCGAGACAGGGAAGAAGTATACAACGAGTTACTCAGAAATGACGGAAAGATAATTATAAGTAACGAAGATTTAGAAAAAGCAAAAAAGTGCATTGAAGTATTAAGAACTTCAGATATTACTAAAAGTATTTTTGACTACGACCTATTATTTCAAGTTGAGGTAAACCGCGTATTTAAAGATAGTGAATCTTTAGATAGATTTGGTTGTCATGGTTTATTTGATATTATTGCAATTGATACAAAAACCAAAACAATTTATCCTTTTGATTTAAAAACGACTGTTGCACCAGAAAGTGACTTCTTAAGGTCTTTTTACAAATTCAAATACTATCGTCAAGCCGAAATGTATATGGATATGTTACAATATAATTTAGTTGTTTGTGATGATTTTCAAGATTGGAAGATTGAACCATTTAGATTTATTGTAATTTCACCAAATTCTTATGCACCTTTAATTTACGAATTTCCAATTGTTTACGAAAATAAAAAATTAAAAATTAGCGAAAATACATTTGTGCCACCATATACAGCTATTTTTGATGAAATGGTTTGGCACCTTTATACTGGACAATACGATTATACTAAAGATGTTTATATGAAAATTTATAAGTACGCAAATCAAGAAACTAAACATTTTATAACAATACCAATTTTAAACAACTCTACTACACAAACAGAAACAATCGAAACTGAAGGTTTTGACGACCTTCCTTACTTAGAATTCTAATTTAAAACTTAAGAGCATATGAAAGATTTTTTTAAAAGTGAACTATCAAAACAAATTTGGGAGAAAAAATATCGTAATGGTGACGAGTCCTTTAATGAATGGCTTGACAGAGTAAGTGGTCATAATAAAAAAATTCGTAAACTTATTGAAGAAAAGAAATTTATTTTTGGTGGTAGAACTTTAGCAAATCGTGGTTTAACTGGTAGTTTAAGTAATTGTTATACAAGTGGTTGTGTTGGTGATTCACTTGAAGAAATAATGGATATTGCGAAAAATATTGCACTAACGTTTAAAGCGCAAGGTGGTCAAGGTGTTTCGTTATCTCTTATAAGACCAAAAGGTAGCATAATTAATGGAAGATTTAAATCCGATGGAATTGTACCATTTATGGAAATATTTGATACAGTGGCAGCTAATATTTCACAAGGTGGTGCACGTAGGGGTGCATTATTGATGTCTTTAGATATTACTCATCAAGAAGCAGAAACATTCATGTCTATTAAAACAGATTTGAATAAAATTAATAATGCCAATTTGTCATTGGAAATTACTGATGACTTTATGTATTATATTGATGAATATTATACAAAAGGTTTGACTAAAACAATGACTATTCAACAAACTTATGCAGCAGATACTGAGGTTATCGAATACACAATTACACCCATTAATTTGTTTAAGATTCTTTGTAAACACGCTTGGGAATGTGCAGAACCTGGTGTATTATTTATGGACACAATCAATAAGTATAACTTAAACGAATTTGATCCTAATTATACAATTGAGTGTACAAATCCCTGCGGCGAACAACCATTGATCAAAGGTGGTGCTTGTAACTTATCTGCCATTAACTTAGCACGTTACGTCTTAAATCCATTTTCAGATAGAGTAAAATTTGATTATAATTCTTTACAAGAAGATTTATATTATATTTATGAAGCAATGAATGATATTCTTGATGAAGGAATGGATAAACATGCTTTACCAGAACAAAAAGAAGCTGCTAAAAAATGGAGAAATATCGGTATTGGTATTACAGGATTAGCAGAACTATTTATTATGTTTAAAACTCCTTATGGTAGTGCTAGATCTATTCGTCTTACTAACGATATCATGAAGTTCTTGTTTACTGAATGTTTTAAACTAAATCAATACTTTGGTAAAAAAGATGGTAACTTTCCAGCATTTGATACTAGTAATTATTACGGTAGTACTGAAATTGTAAGAAATGCATTAGGGTACGAGAAAATAGAACGCTGTATTGAGAATTTACGTAACTGCTCTATGTTAACTGTAGCACCAACTGGTTCTATTAGTAATTTAATTGGTGCTTCGAGTATGGGTATTGAACCATTATTTGCATTACAATATCAAAGACGAACCGTATCACTTGATGGTAAAGAAAGCGTTTATACAGTTTATCCTGAAGTTGTAGAATTATATTTAAAAATGCATCCTGAAGATACAATCGATTCATTACCATATTACTTTGTAACTGCAGCAGATATTAGTTGGAAAACTCGTATTGACGTTCAAGCAACTGCTCAGCAATATGTAGACACAGCCATAAGCTCTACCGTGAACATTCCACAAGAGACTACAGTAGAGGAAGTTGAACAACTTTACCTGTATGCTTGGAAAAAAGGTTTGAAAGGTGTAACTATTTATCGAGATGGTAGTAGAGATCCTATTTTGTTTACAGAACCTAAACCACAAGAAGAAACTCAAGAAGAAACAGCACCCCCTATCAATCATGCAGAAAAACGTCCTAGGGTATTAAAGGCAAAACTGACTGTCAATAAAGCAAAAGGTATGAGTTATGCTGTAATTGTTGGTTTCTTGCATGATAGACCGTATGAGATTTTTGCATTTGAGATGCCTAAAGATTCTCAAATCAAACCTTGCGATGGTGAAATAGTCAAAATTAAAAAAGGACAATATTCTTTTAAATGTGAATATTTTACTATCGATAATTTACAATTAGCCACAGATAAACTTGAAGAAAGAGCATTAACCATTCTTTGTTCTATGATGCTGCGTCATAACATAGGTATTCAGTATATTATTAAAACTGCTAAAAAAGTTAATCCTGTAGTATCTTCATTTTCATCTGTAGTTTGTAGAGTACTAGGTTCTTATATGAAGGATTCTGTTATTTCAAATCAAGTATGTCCAGAATGCGGTGCTCCATTAGTTATGGAAGGAGGTTGTGAACATTGCTCGTCTTGCACTTATAGTAAGTGTAATTTACTAATTAAAACTAAACGCGTATGAATTTATTATTGAGCGTAACTTTTATAATATTATCTTTGATTATATTTATACTAATCTTAAAAAATCAACACTTACAAGTCTTTATCAAAGATAGATTTTATACGTTCAATGTCAAAAGATTATATGACAAATCAAAAATGTTATATTTAAAGTGTAATACTTTTTACGGACAGTATTTACCAAAGCCTGTAATATTCATGGTTGATACAGGAGCAGATAATAACTATATTTCTGAAAAATTTGTTTCCGAGTATTATTCAGATTATAACAAACATATAGAGCTGGGTGATGATGTACTATCTGTAAATGGTAAAATGACTTTAAATAGATTACTAGATGTACCAATTCAATTTGATAACGGTATGAAAATTAAAGAACACTTTACTTTATTAACGGAAACACATTCCCTAGACTATTTAACAAGTGAGTGTGGTTATGAAGTTGTAGGTATTCTTGGAACAAATTTTCTTAAAAAATACAAAGTAACAATTAATTTTACATCAATGTCTATAATTGCACCAAAATGATTATAAAAGACAAAGCAGTTTATGTATACGATATAGAAATATTCATTAATGTATTTCATGCTGTTGTTAAAAATACAGAAACTGAAGAATATATTTATCTTGAAATATCTGAAAGAAGAAACGACCTGACTGCCATATACAACCTGTTTCATTGCAAGGAAAGGGACTACGAAAGTAGTCTCTTCCTTGACAATGATAAGATGTTTTGTGGTTACAATAATAAACATTATGATGATGTTATTATAAACTACATTATAGACTTTTATAGAATATTACAAAAAAAGACATATTTTGAAATTACTAAAAGTTTATATAATTTGAGTTGTTGTATTATTGCAGAAGGAACACAGGATAAATGGAAAAAATGGAAATATTCTAATTATTTTGATTCACTAGATTTACTTACTATGTATTTCTCACAAAAACTACGTGTTGGTTTAAAAGAAATGCAAGTAACTATGCAATTTCCAAATGTTGAAGAATATGATGGGGATTTTAGTAAACCTTTACCATTAACAGATTATCAAACAATGATTGCTTATAATAAAAATGATGTTGATTCAACTGAAGAATTACTAATGCGTTCTATTAAAATGATAGATTTACGTCTTGGTATTGAAGATGAATATGGCATCAATGCATTATCTATGGATGGTGTATCGATTGGTAAAGAAATATTAAAAACCAAATATTTGGAACAAACTGGATTAAAGTGGGATGATATTAAAGATTTAAGAAGTCCTTGTTCTATGGTAGAATTAAATAAAGTAATATTACCAATTATAGAATTTAGAACTCCCATTTTACAAGATTTACTTAAAGAAATGAAAACACTTACTGTAAGTCCAGGAATTGATGGTTGGAATAAACAATTTTTATTTTTTGGCTCTGTTATTTCAATTGGTGTGGGTGGTTTACATTCGGTCGAAGAGCCAAATATTTATATACCTACAGATGAAGAAGTTATTCGTGATACAGATGCTGCTAGTCTATATCCATCATTGTTGATAGAATGGGGTTTTGCTCCAAAACATTTGGGTCAATCGTTTGTTGATACTTACAGTAAAATCAAAAAAGAAAGAATTGAAGCAAAACATAACGGCAACAAAATTAAGAATGAAACTTTAAAGTTGGCTTTAAATTCAGCAACTGGTCTTATGCAAAGTGAATACAGTTGGATGTACTCACCTGAAGATGTTATGCGAATACGAATGAATGGTCAACTATTACTGTTAATGTTAGGCGAAAGACTTATTCTCGAAACTGGATGTAAAATTATCAATTGGAATACAGATGGTGTTTACCTTATAATCAGAAAAGACAAACTTGATAAATATGATGAAGTAGTTTCAGAATTTGAAAAAATAAGTCGTTTGCAATTTGAATATGACGAATTTGAAGCGTTTTATCAATACGCGATTAATGACTATTTTGGAGTACTAAAAGGTTATTCCGAAAAGAAAGATCCTAAACTAATAAAACAAAAGGGTATGTTTATTACCGATGTAGTATTGGGTAAAGGGATGGAACCAAAAATTATTCCAGAGGCAATCATTGAGTATTTTTTAAATGGTACTAATCCTAGAGAATACGTTAAAAATTGTAAAGATTTAAACAAATTTGTAACTTATCAAAAAGTAGGTAAGCAGTTTGATGTATTTTATAACAACAAAAAATTGGTACATATAAATCGTTTTTATTATTCTGTCAATAGTCCTTATTTGTTAAAATATGATGCTGAAAGAAAACAGATTATCAATATTAATAAACAAAGTGGAGTAACTATTGTGAATAGAATGTTGAATAACGATATTCCCAAAAATATCAATTATGATTATTATTTAAAAGAAATATATAAAATTATAAACGATATGAAACACAAACAGTTAACTTTATTTGAATAAAATGGATTCAGATTTAATAGTACAAGCTATATTAAATGCTGTGGTAGATCCCAAATTAAATTTTGATCAAAAAAATGAAGATTTAAGAAAATTAGCCATTTATATCAATCAAAAATACCAACCTGAAAGAAAATACATTGAAGAATTAATAATGTATAAACTATTCGAATTACAACATTATCTCGATGTTAATTTGAACAATGAACTGATTGATAAAAGCATAGACAATTATAAAAGTACCAAACATGATTTTCAAAAAGATCTTCAAACTTTTATAATTTCTAAAAAAATAATAGATGGTATAGAAGAATATTCTTCAGATTTATTAGCATTTAGTGAATTATGACAGATGACGAATTGACCAAATTATGTGAAAACATGAAACAATGTTTTCCAAAAGGTATTAAATATGGAACAAGTAATCCTTGGAGAGATCACACTTCCATATTAAAAAATAGATTTTATTTGTTGTTTAAACATTTTGGATATGAACCAAATGAATCGGAAGTTTTAAAAGCAACTCGAAAATATGTAGAATCTTTTGATGGTGACTATACCTACATGAGAACGCTAAAATATTTTATTATCAAGAGAGCAGTTGTTGATGGTACTACTGAATATGTTTCCGATTTATTAACTTATATTTCAATGTTAGACGATAATGAAGACATAGTAAATAATAATAATTGGGTTACTAACTTAAAGTAAAACTAATAAATAATAAACAAATGAAAAAAATAGCTGTATATGGCTCATTGAGAAATGGAATGTATAACCATTCTTTAATTGACAACGATGGTGCAAAATTTGTAACACAAATGGATTTAACTCTACCATATAAAATGGTTCCATATTCAAGTTTTCCAGCATTGATTCCTGATGAGAATCAAAATGTAATTACAATGGAAATTTATGAAGTAGATGAACCTACTTATAAAAGAGTTGAAATATTGGAAGGTTATCCTAGATTTTATGATAAAGATACATTTGATTTAGAAGGAGAAAATGTAGAATTTTATTACATTCCTGATAAAAACAATTATCTAGCACAAAGATTTAGTGAAACAAAATCTATTAAAGATTGGGTAGATTATTTTAAAAAGAACTTTAAAATTTATGAATAATGTATAACTTAAGAATTAGAACAAAAAACCTTTGCGGTCCTAAATTACGTCATTGTATTAAAACTCCCAAAAAGGGAGTTTTTAGATTAGGAAGTTTAACACCAAATAGTCAAATATTTACACCCAAGGAATTAGATAGAGGTGTAATTGAAATTAATCAAGTATTTGCTGTTGAACATTCCGCAAATAAACGTTATTTTAAATATCTTGCAACTTTTGATTTAGAAAACCAAGAGTTTGAGTTTCCAACAGCAGAGTGGTGTACAATTACGGATTTTGAAGAAAAAAATATCAGTATAGACTGGTTAGAAAATACATTTACTAATGAACATGGAGTAATTGTAAAACATATTTATTCTTCTCGTGGACGTGGTATTTATCGTTTTGATGAAACTCAACAAGAAGAATTTAAAGCTTTTGCAAAAGGTAAATATTTACAAGGTACAGGTGAAAATTATATAATTGAACGTTATTATACATATTCTAGAGAATATAGATTACATGTTGATAAGTTTGGTTGTTTTCACGCTAATCGCAAAATGTTAAAAACTGATGCAACAGATAGATGGCATAGACATCATTCTAATACTGTGTGGATTCGCGAAGAAAACGAATTATTTAGAAAACCAAATAATTGGGATGAGATTGTTTCTGCGTGTCAAAGAGCAAGAGAAATTTTACGATTAGATATATGTTCTTTTGATATTAAAGTACAATCTACTGATAATAATCCTAAATTTATTATTTTGGAATCTAACTCTGGTTCCGCATTAGGAGATGAACTTGTAGAAAAGTATAAAGTAGAGTTAGAAAAAATTGCACAAGATAAATTTGATAATCAAGAATTTAGTTACGAATGAAATTCATAGAACCAAAAGTAGAAGAAATTGTTCAAAAGCCTGGTTATAATGGTATGATTGAACAAATTGATTATTGCGCTGGTATCTGTTATGGAAGACTTCAAGAACATGAAAGTTTTGCTGAATGTGATAAATTTGTACATAACTTAATTTCCAAGGGGCATATGCGCCCATTGGAATTTGGGACTGTATATTTGATAATTGAAGATGGAGATACTTATAGTGTAAATATGTTCAATTCTAATTTCTGTAATGTGAAAACCTTTGCAAATAATATAACTAAACATTATGTAACTACAAATTTTAGATATATTACTGAAAATAAACTAAACTTTGTATTAAATAGACAATGTGAACCGACAGAAAAACATGTAAAAAGAAGAACTTTTAAGATTACATGTAGTCGTGCAGTGGCTGATGAATTTAGAACACATGTTACTTTAAGTTCTTTGATGCAGTCTACTAGATATTGTAAAACAGAAGAATTGGAAATTGTTAAACCTTATTGGTATGATAAAACACCCTCAGATATAAAATGGGCTTATGAATCTGCAATACGACATTCAGAATCAATATATCATTTTTTATTAGATAATTGCTATAAAGCACAAGAAGCACGTGGTGTATTACCAATGGATATGAAAACTACATTATTACTGTGTGGTAATGTTGATACAATAAATGAAGGTTGGGATCGTTTTCTTAAAATGAGATGCGATTCAGCAGCACATCCAGATGCGCAAATTATTGCTAATCAAATCAAAGAATTATTAAAAAATGAGTAAATGTTTAAATAAAAAGTATAATGAGTTAATTCATAAATTATATGTTGAATTTTATACTATAGCGGAAAGTGCAATTGAACCTTATGTTGGTAAACTAACATGGGATGAACTCAAAACATATGCAGTAGAATCTAAAAGTAAATGTGATCAACGGCGATTTATTCCTTTTGATTCTTTTTATATTCCCGATGATGAGTTTAGGATAATGACACATCGATATTTAAACAGGTTTCGAAATAAATATTATAAAAACTGTTTTTCATTTGAAGCAAATCTTGGTCCAAGCCCAACTTGTAGTAAAGAAAATTTTGATAATATAAAAACTAATTTGAAAAAAGTTTATAATTATCATCATGGTAACTTTACAAGTTTAGGAACTAACATTGAAGAAATTGAACCAATCGTTTCATTAGTTTTAGGTCCTACTCATACTAAACAAATAAGAGATATCGCCATTGCAATTGCATTTATAAACAATGTAAATTTACATAAAAATGAATCTAAGAAAGATTTGTCTATGGATACATAAAAAATTGAATCCTCTTGCTAACTACAAAATAAGTAAATCGGAGAGATATGTCATTATGATTGTTTTAAAAATATTAAAGTTAGATAATGTAGAGTTATTACTTAATGCACATAAAAATGAAATGTATATTGATACAAAAGATAAAAATATATTTATATATGTGCAATTAGATGACAACATTGTAACGATTGTTAATCATAAATATTCATATGATATTAAATTTAACATTCGTTCAATGACTATCTTACAAGATAAATTTGAAAAAGAGTTAACAAAGAGAAGAGAAAGCTTAAAACAAAAATATTTAAGTAACACAGAGCATTCATTAGGTGTTATATTAAATGAAATAGATTTTATTAATAAAATTTAAATTTATGGCAAAAAAGAAACAACCTAAACAACCAGAAGTTGTTAAACAAGAAGAACAAACAAGTGAAGTTTTAGTAGGTAACGTATCAACATTAGATGTTGTGGCTGATTATGATGCTAAAATCGAAGAACTTATTCAAGAAATTGCAAAACTTAAAGAGCAACAACGAGTTATTGTTAAGTTTAAAAGACTTCATAAGGATGCTAAGATACCAACTTATATTACAGAAGGTTCAGCGGGTTTGGATATGACTGCTGTATCTTTAGAGTATGATCACAAGAACCGTTGTGCTATTTATCATACTGGATTAGCTATGCAGTTACCTAAAGGTTATGTGGGATTATTGTTCCCAAAGAGTGGAATCTATAAAACAACATTGAACCTTCGAAACTGTGTTGGAGTTCTCGATGAGGATTATTCTGGTGAAATAAAAGCTTATTTTAAAGATGATATTGAATATGGAAATAGGTTTTTACTTAAATTAAGAATATGGTTTAATCGACTTTTAAAGAAGTTAAACATTCCACAACCGCTTCGATCTAAAATTCGTGGTTACGAAATTGGCGATAAAATTGTACAAATGATTGTATTACCATTTCCTAAAGTAAACTTTCTGAAAGTAGAAGAACTCGATAAAACAGAACGTGGTACTAAAGGTTTTGGTGAAATGACAGAAACTAAAAAGTAATGAATTATACGGATATTCTAACAAATCTAGAAAGAAGACGTAATAATATTCTTATGGGGAAGGTTAATTGTATTCCTTCCCCATTTCCTCGTTTTAGTGATGATTTTGTTGGAATTGAACAAGGTAAACTTACAATTGTGTCGGCATCGACTAAAGTGGGAAAGACACAATTAACAAACTTTATTTATGTTTACAACACATTATTTTATGCTTTTGCAAATAAAGATAAGGTGAGGCTTAAAATAATGTATTTTAACTTAGAGGAAACAGAAGAAAATATAACGTTACGTTTTATTTCTTACCTATTGTATTATTTTTCAAAAGGAAAGTATAGAATTGGAACAAAAGATTTAAAATCTACTAGAGCAAATCGTCCATTAGATGAAAACATTCTTACAATTTTAAAAGAGGAACCCTATAAATCAATAATGGAATTTTATAATGAGGTTGTTGAGTTTAGACCAGAACGCAATCCAACTGGTATTAAAAAAGCAATAGAAAGTTATTGTGTAGAACATGGTACAGTTAAACGCAAAAAATTAGATATTGTAAATAAAGAAACTGGTTTGACAGAAACAGTAGATGCGTTTGATTCTTATATTCCAGATGACCCAGATTTATATTTCATACCTATTGTAGATCACTTAGGATTGGTTACTCAAGAAAGTGGTTTGTCATTAAAAGGAAGTATGGATTTAATGTCTTCATATTTTGTACAATTGAGAAATCGTTATAACATATCCCCAGTGGAAGTTATTCAACAAGCAGCAGATATGGAGTCTAATGAAAACGTTAAAATGAAACGTATTCGTCCTACCACTCAAGGCTTGGGAGATTCAAAGACTGTATCTAGAGATTGCGATTTAATGCTTGGATTATCAAGTCCTTACAGATTTGAATTACCAAATTACCTAGGTTATGATATTTCCAAATTTCGCAATCATATTAGATTTATGGAAATTGTAATCAATCGAGAGGGTGAACAAAACAGCATTTGTCCATTGTATTTTGATGGTAAATCCAATTTTTTTGCCGAATTACCACTACCGAACGATCCTGCAATTGAAAAATATTATAATACAATCGCTCAATTAAATTTGCTAAAACAAAAAAGAAAAACATTATGGCAAAAGTTAAAAAACTTATTCGTAATAGGTGGCAAACACCAGACGGAACAATATTAGAATCCAAACATAGACACGACTTTGTATCTCATGAAGATGCCAATGGTGAATATTATTTTATAGATGGTGGTACGGATTATATTCGTATGACCAAAAATAAACAACCTATGATTGACTTGTGTGAATACGAAGAGGTCGAAGAACCAGAAGATGAAATAAAATTTTGAGATTAAAATAAAGTTGGGGAATTTTACTCAAGTTGAGTTTTACAACCAACATTTTAAAATTTAATGCATAAATATTATATAGAAATTAACGGTAAATCATTTGAGGTGATTACCAACAGTACAATGCCTAAAATTTTAGGTAAGTTTAGTAAAATTACAAAACGCACATTCCCAAATCAACCGAATGTATATCGTGCTTATGGTAAAACGATATATGATACGGTTGATTTAACAATTGAAAAAATTATGGCAATTGGTTATAAAGACGCAGTAGAGTCTCGGGGTGACTGGGTATTTGATAAATATAACAACAGACTTGGACGTATTTCTGAAATTCCAAATGTACTCAATCAGCCGATTATTAATTTTATAAATTAGTAAAAACATATGAACAGTTTAACGTTTACAAGACATGATCATGCGCATTGTAAACAATCAAAATGTCAACGTAAAGATGATTGTTTTAGATACCAATTATATTTAGAAGATGAACATAATGAAGATATACAAGACGAACTTGACAGTTGTAGTTATTTTATAATATCAGAAGAACAATCTAAACATTGTACAGCATTTATACAAAAACAATAAATATGGAATATGATAGAGTAAATCACCCTTCACACTATACGAAACATCCTTCAGGAATAGAATGTATCGATGTTACAAGACATTACGATTTTTGTATAGGTAATGCGATTAAGTACTTATGGAGAAATGGTTTGAAAAGTGAAGAAGGTATGGAAGATATTGATAAGCAAATTGAGGATTTACAAAAAGCAATTTGGTATATCAATGATAAAATAAATCAATTAAATAATTTAAAACAAATAAAATAAATGGCAACTATTGTAGCAATCATTGGAGATTCTGGAGATGGCAAAACCCAGAGTACAATTATTAATAAAGATGGTAATTTCGATTTAGATAATTATTCAGGAATGGATCCAAAAACACATTTTATTATGAATTTGGATAGAAAAACTTTACCGTTTCCTGGAGGTATGTGGTGTAAAGAAAATAAAAATTACGCTGAACCAATTAATATTGAACAAATAAAACAATGTTTAACATATTGTGCAAAAAATCCTGATATTAAAAGTGTTGCAATTGATACAATTAATATTTATTTAGCGAATAAAGAGTTAAACGATAGACGTAGAATGACTTACGACCAGTGGAAAGATCTTGCTCAAGACATCATTGAACTTAACATTCTATGTAATACCGAACTTCGAGCTGATCAAATTGTTTATATTATGGGTCATACTATGTTGCAGACACAACAAGATGGAACTGAAAAAAAAGTATTTAGTGTAATTGGTAAAAAGTTAACAAAAACTCAACCAGAAAGTTTTTATCCTATTGTGTTGGTTACTAGAGTAGAATATGGAGATAATGGTGAAAATAAATATTATTTTCAGACAAAAGCAAATCATAGTTCTGCAAAAACACCACTAGGCATGTTTAAAGATTATGAGATTCCAAACTCTATGAAATTAGTAGATGAAACAATTAGAAATTTCTATAAAATTTAAAACATATGAGTGTAAAATTGAATGTTGCCAGTAAGTACCAAATCGAATATGGTAATTGTGCCTACTTTAATGGTTTACAAGAAGAATTTAATGAACTGTTGATTGAATTATTTGATAAGTATTGTCATAAGGATACAGATTGGATAGACTTTGTTGATGATGAAGAGATTGCATTTTCAAATGCTATTGAAATAGATAAAAAGTCATTTGTTCATATTAAACAAAGATTACAAGAATTAGATCCAGAAGAAGTTATTCTTAAATCTAACGATAGTGATAGTTCATACACAGTAAAAGAAATAGTAGATATATTTCAATATCTTTTAGATAATACCGACCCAGATAACGATTTTATTCATTTTGTGTGGTTTTAATTAATTTGTGTTAAAAATTCATAAAAATACCGATATGTGTAACAACGTATCGGTATTTTTTGTATCTTTGCACATTATTAATTTAAACCAATTAAACGATGGAAGAAAAGTTAAACCCAAATGTACATGAAATTGAAAACGTTGAAACGTTAGTTGAACAATTAAAAGAGATTCTGACTGAAACCTTTGACGATACAAATTTTCAACTGAAAGCAACGTATCACACTCCTTATTTCGATTTGGAGATTGAGCATAATCCAGAGACAGGTTTTATTTGTGGGAAGACTAAAGATACTTGTTGTGAAGAGAAAAAGGAACATATTAAAACTTCAAAAGAAATGAGTTTAGCAGAAAACTTTATCTGTTGGGCATTGAAAAACAATGTGTCATTTGAAGATTTAGATTTAAATAGTGTATGTAAAGTAGTAGCACAAGATCCTGTAATTTCATTTATTATGGATCATGAAGCAAATGATGATTTTCACGGTTTGCGTGGTGCAATTTGTGATTGGTTGTCAACTTTTCTTCAATCGTTGTATGATGTTGATTTTACAAAATTACGTGAAATCAAGAAAAATTAACGCATTAGGAACGCTATAGCATCAAATTCCTAATTTAGACGCATTACTTTCTTGTAATGTACAAAACCTCCTCTATAATTATATGAGGGGGTTTTATTTTTTTTTTTTTTTAATTACACACACAATGAAAGAAAGTATAAGAAATCTCATAAAGATGTACGATAGTTACGATTATAGAAAACATGAACCGGTAATTGCATTTATGAAACCATTGGGTTTCCGATTATTTGAATATAAAGCAAAAAATGAAAATAATGGACATTTAGTATTCTTAAATATACCAATACGAGGAATATATGAAAATTGTAAAATAATTGTATACGAAGTTGTACCTTATAACGATAGTACAAAGTGGTTATTAGAAACAAAATTAATTTAAATTATAAATTATGCATATATGGGGTGATGAATGGTTCAAGAAGTATGGTCACGATTTATATGAAGCAATTGACTGGATTGAAGAAGAATTAAGAAAATCTGGAATCAAAATTATTGGAAAAGAAAAATGGGGTACATATCGTGATGAATATTGTACTTTTGATGAAAATCGATTAGAAGAACAACATGAAGTATACAATAAAACATTTCAATTAGCGTGTCAAAAATGGCCGTATTTGACCGATGAGTTAATAAGTGATATTGATTACTACGATTTGATTAAACCTGGCAAATACGGCAAAATAGATGGTAAAAAGATACACGATAAGTATTGGAAAGCGATATATAAAAAGGGGGAGTAAAATCCCCCTTTTTTGTTACTCATCTTCGAGTATATTAAGTATTGCTGTTTCTGTCATACCACTTTCAAAAATTTTAAATCTAGAATCATTTTTAGCCAACGACATAAAACTTTTTACTTGTGGATATATTGGTATTGCTCTCATACACGCAGCATATAATCTGCTATGACCTTTATATGGACCGCTCTTTAATATTTTATGATGGTTTGGTAAATTATTAAGCACAGCAACATATCTTTCAATGGGAGAAATTACAGCGGTTGGTGATATCAATATTTGCATAAAACTACTAAGCATTGTTGTTGGAAAATAAGCAGTTCCTTCCAATTGTAATCGTTTTAATTGATAAAACCATTGTCTTTGTATCCACGTTGTATCCTCATCATCGTCGTCCCATTTAAGTTTTGCCAAAATACTCAAAAGTGCTAAAGTACTTAACAAACCCATTTCTGCAAAAAACTTTTTCAAGTTAGACTTTTGATATGTTGATAAATTCTTTTTTAATATACCCCATAACGCAAATATATTATTTTTTTCGATTTCATCTTGTGTAAATTTATTACTTTGTTTTGGTAACAGTAAATCTCGTAAAACTCTAAATGCGGTTACATAATAACCCTCTTCTATTTGATTACTTCTAAAATTATAAATACCTCTATGTTTTCCAAGTGATTTAAAACGTTTTTGCATTTGTGGTACTATATGGTTTCTATACATAGTCATTAAACGACCAATCGCATATTTTTTGGCAACCATCATATCCTCCTTATTATATATACCGTGCATATCTTGATTTAATTTACCAATTAGTAAACTATGATATGCAATATCTTTTGAGTTATCACTAAAATCAAAGTGTTTGTTTTCAATTGTATAATAGTCTTTGTATTTATCTTTTAAAATCAATTTTGAATCTATGGTATTACCGTGATCATCCTTGATGAATTCTACATCCATAGCGTCATATAAAGAAATATAATCGTTATTTTTAATTTGACCATTTTCGTCAAATTGTACAGGAGAAGCATATAATTTATAACCAATCAGATATGCTAACGTTGTAGTCATTTGAATATTGTGTTCTCCCATATCCATCATAAAATTAGAATTCAATTTGGATGTCACGTTAGTGATAGCATTTCTAAAAGATTTACTATCTTTAATGTTTTCTTTCCAATGCATACCACTATTGAATTTTTCCTGAATTAGTGACATTTTACTAGTGGAATACGGTAAGTATAAATCTTCCAATAACTTTGGAACCATTTTCCAATATTCTTTTTCTGCTTTACCCCAATCCCGCATATTAAAATATTGACCACCCATCGATTCAATAAACATTTGATATTTGCCAACAAATGCGTTATTAATACCAGTAAAAGCATTATAACCTAACAAAGTAAAAGATGTAAATCGCATTAAAGTGTCAACTACTTTACCAGTACTGATATTTTCTGTAATAGCAAAACCTTGATTTTTATTTTGACCATAGAAATTCATAAGTATCATATCTTCCACTCTATTGTAAGTATTGGAAGATTGTGTTGGAATTTTGGTTCTTCGACTTACTGATTCCTCATCGGATAATTGAAACTCTTCTTTTGCAACTTCTTCATATACAGTTCTTTCTTTGTTTTGTTCTCGAATCAATTCTATAATATCGGCTTGCTTATGTAACTCACTATAGTTAATTGCCATTAAAGAATACTCTCTGAGTGTAGTTGTAGCATCTGTAGATAACTGTGATAAATCATCCAACATTTCTGTAAAATAAATTGGAACTTGTTGGTAAGGAGTATTATCAAAACGTGTAGTTTTTGTTTGTTGTTTATCGTTTTTGATTTTTAATTTTTTTATTATGCGTTGTAATGCGTTCAACCCGTCATATTCCTCACAGTCTAACTCTGTTGTAGCAAAATATTGGTTTTTAATTGCACTTAACGCATTAGTAAAATTACCAGTAATGCCCTGTCTAGATGTAGCAATAGCCTCACCTATACTACCCATACGCATTTGAACACAACGATATGGTGATGAAGCACTTTGTGGTAATAACAAATCCAATTCCCATTTCATTTTCATAAATTTGTGGTAATATTCTATTTGTGCTTGTGATAAACCAGCCAAATAATTTGGATTTGCATAATCGTCATTGGGAACATGATAAACCCGATTAGATTCAACAAGTTCACCTTTATAATTTTTTCTATAAATTTTTTCTGGAAATACTTTAGTGTGTTTGATATCCCACTCTGTCATTTTTTTATCTACTTCTTCTTCAGATAGATTGAGTTTTTCCAACCGTTCTTTTTCTGCATTTCGGTCATTTATGAATTTGGTATAATTGTAAGGTGATCTATAATATCCAGTTGGAACTCCTTTTTCGTTAAATTCAAATATAAAATCTGTTTTGTGGGTATGTTGTTGTTTTCTAAATGATAAATCAATAGATCTGATTTGGTGGTCTTTTTCTAAAGATTTCTGTCTTACCAGTTCTTGTTGAGTACGAATAAAATTATCAACTAAACCCACAAAGAAGTCATCTGTGTTTGCTGCAGACAATAAATATCTGTTTAAAGCATTGATATCGCCCATAGAACAATCTAAAATTGTTGCTAAATTAATAGTAACGGTTTCGCCATCTTTAGTTGGGTATGTAATTTCTCCAGCTTTAAAGTAAGGTTGTAATACAGAAGCTAAAAATTTACGATTTACTTTCACAAAGACTCTTTCTGTTGCGTTAATACAATCCTGCGCTTGTTGTAATATCAATTTTAATTGTTCTGCGGAACTAGTAAACTTCTTTTCTACTAAACCTCTTTCCCGTTCTATAATTTCATCACATATATTTAAATAATCAATGACGGGATCTCTATAGGTTTCAATTAAGTTTTTAATTTGCATCATTTCACTTGCTTTTTTCAATTGACTTGTTGAAAAATTACTCATGCGTGCAAACTCACGTAACTGATTTTCATTATTTCTTAGAATACGAACACTCTCATTTGCAAATTCCAAAATACCACTAAGTACATTTGTTTGTCGTAATTCGACAGACAACTTTCGTAATTGACGTTCAACATCTAATGTTGATTGTAAAGCATTTTCTTTATCTGGTCTATATACAGTAATATATTTTGCCAAATTTGCTAGAATATTGTTTGCAGCATCATCAAACATTTTCTGTAAGTTATCAATATCGTTTGCTGTATGTGCAAGTGTATCACCAAATTTCTTAAAAAACTTTAAAGTTTCATCATTAATCGTTTTATCCGC